GTAGGAGACGGAAGTTTTTTGCCCGCTGCTAAGACTATTTTAACTTTGCAAGCCGGTTTCTACGAACCTGTCTACAATGACAGAGCAGGAGATTGGGGTCTGATGAAAATGCAATTTAACACAGACGAACTCTACCAACTTCCTACACAGGAAATTCAAGAGATACTGGATGACATCAAGCATTTTTGGGAGACCAAGCATCTCTATCAAAAATACAAGTTGATGCATAAGAGAGGAATTCTGTTATACGGAGACCCTGGTTGTGGAAAATCGGGAATCATTCAGTTATGCATGAAATATCTCATAGAAGAGCAAGATGGCTTAATCATAAACATCAAGGACTCTGACTCGTTAAGAGGCTATCTAAAAGTGATCCCGAAAATTCGACAGATCGAACCCAATAGACCGCTGATCATCATCCTAGAAGACTTGGAAGCAATCGCTGACGATGACAATTATGCAACCTCGCAACTTCTCAATCTCTTGGACGGAGTTTCACAAGTACAAAATGTAGTCTACATTGCAACTACAAACTATCCCGAAAAGCTGGCCGAACGAATAACCAATCGTCCTAGTCGCTTTGACAGAAGATATTACATTGCTCCACCGATTCCAGAAGTAAGAAGAGCTTACTTGGAACAAAAGCTTGGTGAAGAAATAGACATTGACATAGATGCCTGGGTAAAAGACTCTGAGGGAATGTCAATAGCACACTTAAAAGAGCTGTTTATTTCTGTGAAAGTGCTCGGCAACAGCTACGAGTCTGCGTTGGCCAATCTGAATGGAATGAAGCTCAAGCCTCGCGGAAAAGGACAATCTCAAGTCGGATTTTCAAGATAAAAATATGAACGAGAAAAAAATCAATAGGATGTTAGTTGATCGTTTCATCTATTCGATGGAAAATGATTACCAAAATTGGAGAATGACACATTGTGGTGGAGGTCCAGGGTGGTATTGGACAGAATATCACAGTCCTGAGTATGAAAATGAAAACGGAAGAATTTCATTTGGGTTTTCTCTTAATCACACAGGAGCTTGGATTGATGGCCATTTCAACTGGAGCACACCATTCCAAAATCCCTTCAGTAAGACATTCTGGAGATTCAGAAGAGCAAAGCTCAAAATGGTAGAGTATCTCCAGAACAAGGAAGAGCAAGAGTATTTGCAAAAACTAAATAGCGTAATATGAAAAAAATCAAAGAGGCCGCAATCCTGTTCTGCATACAGCTTTGTTCGTACGGTCTATTGTGCATCAATTATCGTGCAGTAGCTCAGACAGAGTATCACCTTGCGGCCATCACAGATTTCACATTAGCAAGTCTGTCATTCTTTGTCATTAGAAAAATAGCGAGAAGCGAAGATGCTTTACACCAGTGGCTTGGATACGTAGCTGGTAGCGTAGCAGGATCGTATCTGGGAATTTATGTTTCTACGCTATTACACTAATTTTTTACTCACTAATAATTTGTTACATTTCACTATGAAAAAATTCTTTAACTTTTTGCACAAAAGTCCAGACGAAACTACTGGCTTGGATGCAATCTTGAGCTTACTCTGTTCATTCTTCTGGTGGTCATTGACAGCCAAAGCTATCAGCATTGAAATAAGTTCTTATGTCCAAGGCGGAATGGCAATCGTCTCGATTTATCTGTTCATCATCACGTTTCAAATAGTGAGCAATTGGATCTACAAAAAATTCTGGTAAACAAATAACAACTAAACTCAAATAACAACTAAACTCAAATAACAACTAAACTCAAATCATGATTTCAATTTTTATTTTCGTAGCAGTGTTGGCCTATTCAGGTTTTGCTGCATTCAGAGGTTACAGAAAAGCTTACGAAAGCGCTGAACCCAATCGGTATGGAGACAAAGAAGTTTCTACTTCTTCTTGGCTATTCAAACCCTTGATAATTCTCGTTTCGGGAATTCTCTTTTCGCTCTTGCAACCCTTTGCTATAGACAGAGTAGATGCTGGACATATCGGTATCAAAGTGAATCTGACAGGAAATGCAAGAGGAGTCAGCAATTACCAGTACAAGACTGGTTGGGTTGTCTATAACACATGGGTAGAACAAATGTTGGAATTTCCAACTTACCAACAACACATCGAGTACGATGAACAAGTCGTCATCACAAAAGGTGGATTTAGTGCAGTAATTAAGCCCTCTTTCAACTATTCTCTCAAGTCTGGATCCGTAGGAGACATGTTTGTCAATTTGAGATTAGACATTAAACAGATCGAACAGGGATGGCTCAAGAATGCCATCGTATCTTCCGTTAATGACGTTGCAAACAGATGGGAAGTAGACGCAGTCTTCAACGAAAGAGAGCAATTTGAAGCAGCCATAGTCTTAGAATGTAACAAGAGACTCTCAAAGTGGTTCGAAGTCAGTCAGTTGAGAACTAACATAATTCCACCAAAAGCTCTACAGGCCGCCATCGAAAGTAAAACAAAGGCTGTACAAGAAGCTCAAGCTGCTCTACAAAGAAAGCTTGTAGCAGAAGCAGAAGGTCAAGAAAAAATAGCAAGAGCAAAAGCAGATAGCGCAAAACAGATGATCGAAGCAAATGCATTTGCAATGGCAATGAAGATCAAGCAAAGAGAACTCACTCCTCTTTACGTAGAATTCATCAAGGCACAGACCTGGGACGGAAAACTCCCTTCAACTATGGCAGGAAACGCAGGAACATTCTTAAACATCAAACAATAATGAAAAAATACATCGTAATGACGATAATGAGCTTAGCTCTTTCGGCTACAGCTCAAACAGCAAGACCAAAATACGGAGATTTCGTATATTGCACAGAAGACAAAGACACGCTCTATTTGGACGTCAATAGTTCCATGTCTTGCCTAATATATGAAATTTGGGAAAATGACAAGGAGTGGAAAGGTAAAAAGCCCGTGATTCTCTTTGTAGAAACAGCAATGATTGCTCAATACAAAGAAAGAGAAGAGGCTACATATTTGGCAAAAAAGAGAAGAGTTCCTAGACCATGAGAATAACTTTCATATCAGATACACACAATAAGCATCGTCAAATCACAGAAGATCTTCCAGGTGGAGATCTTCTTGTGCACACAGGAGACATTAGTTCGATGGGATATGAGCATGAAATACAGCAATTTTGCAAGTGGTTCGACAGCTTAGGTCAGTACGACCACAAAGTCTTCATTGCCGGAAATCACGACTGGGGTTTCCAAGACAATGCAGAAAAAGTTTCGCAGATAATAAATTCGTACAAATGGATCGATTATTTACAAGATGATTGGATTGTAGTTGGAGATGCTGATCCTCATGATCCAGATGTAAAAACTGCTAAAATCTATGGTAGCCCATGGCAACCTGAATTTTACAACTGGGCATTCAATCTACCGAGAAACGGAGAAGAGTTATTGGCCAAATGGGAATCCATTCCTGTAGACACTGACATACTTCTAACACACGGGCCTGCTTGGGGATATGTTGACACTGTGCAAGGCAGAAGATCAGAGCATTTGGGTTGTGAACTGCTAGCAGAAAGAATAAAAGCTATAAAGCCCAAGATTCATGTCTGTGGTCACATTCACACTGGTCACGGTTACACTTTCAAAGACGGAACTCACTACATCAATGCTTCAGTGCTAAATGAGAGTTACTTGTATGCACATAAGCCCTTAACTGTAGACTGGAATCCAGAAACAAATGAACTGGTGTTCCTGTAAAAATTAAACTATGCTTTTTCAATCTAAGACTACTATTACTGTCACAATTGACTTCTCCTTTCCACTATTGGGAGTAGATCCTTCTAAGACATGGAAAAAAGATGAGCTGAAAAACAAATCTCTGGAAGCTGTTTCAAGCTTTTTTGAAACCGGAGAATTTCAACCGGACGAAGAAGTCAAAGCCATAGACGTAAAAGTTAAAATTGGAGCACACCCTTCAGTCGTGAAAAATAAATAATTATGAACATATACGAATACGTTTTTTGGTACAATCACTTCACAGAGCTGTGGTATGCCATCCCAAGAGAAGAGTCTGCCGCATTTTTCAATGACAATAACTCTTCTCCCAATACTATTAAGTCTACAAAAATTGAAACTCTCATCGAGCTTTTGAA